AATCTACTAGAGATATTATCCCACTAGAGATATTATCCCACTATGAATGATTATAAGTACTTTGTCCCAAAGAAAATATGGGAAAGGTACCCCAGAAAACGGAGAAAACATAGATAACGAGATTACGAAAAAACGAAAACCACAATCTTACACAATCATATTCACTAACTTAAATAAGTAATATTATAATTCACTATGTCCCAAATTGGAACATAGCAAATTATCATACTTACTAACTTAAATCTTATTCTTGGGTTTAAGTAAAGAGGATAGTAGAATAACAAAACAAAAAAAATCCCGACAGGTAAATTTAATCACCTGTCGGGTTGTTGTGCAATCTGGTGAGATTGGTGCCGTTTTACTTCGCGGTTTTACTTTGCGGTCTTCCCGACCATCGCCGAGATTTGTTCCTGTAAGGTTTGCGGATTATCCCGCATGGCCTGTAAGACCATTTCCGCCGTTTCCAGCGGAATTTCCATCTGCTTTGCGAGGGCCTCGGCGGTGATAATAGACGGGCCTCGTGACCTTTCCCTGTCCAGGAATTGCCTAACCGGAAAGCGCACTTTCCCGGCTTTTTCAAACTCTTCGAGAACTTTATCCTCTTTCCATTGCGGCCTTATCGCAATGACGAGGGATTTTGCGGAAAACTTGTACAATTCTTGGATTTCCACGTCCGTGAAATCCAGAATGACGTCGAAAGCATAAGCTTTCTCGTCATCTGCATTGTACTTCGTTTTCTGCGATAGAACGTAAGTGTTCTCGGCGGTCTTTTCTGTTTCTTCTACTTCTACTTCTACTTCTTGTACTTCTTGTACTGTTTCAACAATTCTTCGTGCCATGGTATTACCTCACTTATTGTATTTGTTACTTCTTCATGGCACCAATCCCACCATTCCAGATCGTCATAACCACCTGAACACTTTGCCAGGTGGCACCGGTAACTTCCCGGTATGTCAAAGATCAAACTTGCTTCTACTTAATCTAATATTAAGCAGATACCTCCATCTTAATCATCCTGTTGTTAATTGCAAGGTTTTTCGTGCTGTTTTCATGCAAGTGAAAATAATTGTGTCGATTGGTGTTGATTTATTCATTCTGGCGGACCGACTCCATTATCTGTTAGGCACTAATGCCATCCTGGTAATAATCCATCCTGGTAATAATCTTATCCTGGTAACAATTTCTACTTACCCACTTATTCTACTCGTCCTCTTGCCCTACTTGCACAATTATTTTACTACCTCTATTATTCTGCTAGGCATTTTCTAGCAAATGGGGGTAGTAGTCTTAATTCTTGGTTGGGTTGAAGCTTATACAAAATTTCTAAAATTTTCAAAAACTTAACACCAAAATGTGGTAATAGAAATAGTAATAGAAATAGTAATAGAAATAGTAATAGAAAGAGGAAGAGGAAGAAATATAGAAAGAGGAAGAGGAAGAGAGAGAGAGTAGGAATGATCGTTTGCTTAGTCCCAAGTTGGGACATAGTAAGATAAATGGTGGTAATATTAAACCTTCGGTGTTAAAATAAACATTGCATAGTTCTTTCGCCTATGTTACCATTTGCGAAATAATAAGAAACTATAATTAGAGAATAAAATGATTATTACAAAAGAAATGCTTTTAGAAGCTAATGAAAAAAGTGAGAAGTGGGAGTTGTCTAAACTCCAAGCTCTTCATCATGAGATTCTTAGGCTAAAAATTCAAGGCCTTTCTAATATAGACATTGCTAACATGCTTGACATTACTCCTGCTACCGTGGGAAATACTGTCAACTCTCGTCTTGGACAAGAAAAGTTGGCTTTAATGCAAGCCGCAGCTGATGATGAAGCAGTGGACTTTAAAAAAAAGATGACTAAGCTTCTTCCTAATATTATCAAAGCATGTGAAAATTTTCTTTCTGATGATCCTAGTAATATGACAGAAGATAAAATAAAGCTTGCTACTGCTAAATACGTGACTGGAGATATCTTAGGAATAAATGCTCCGGCCAAAATAGATTCTCGTCATCAACACCAACATATGCACGCTATTCTAACTACCGATCAAATAGAAGAAATGAAACAAAGAGGTTTAGCTCAGGCTAAGCAAGCAGGACTAATATCTCAATGAACATAATAGCTCCTAATACTCCAGATGATATAGCTGAAGTATTAGGCTATTGTTCTATTTCTACTCGCATAACTGCTAAAACTCTTTTTCCTGATATTTTTTGGACAGAGTTTTCTACTCTTCACGATCAAATATTCGATCTAATAGACTCCGACGAACAGAAGATTGCTATAGCCGCTCCTCGTGGTATTGGTAAGACTACTATAGCTACTGCTTTAGCAGCAAAAGAAATCCTATTTCGTCAAGAGCATTTCATTGCTTATGTTATGAACTCTGCTACAGTCGCTTGTATGCAGACTGAGAATTTAAAGCATATCTTACTAACAACTCCTACCATTCGTCATTTCTTTGGTAATATTAAAAAAGATATTGCTACTGATGAATCAATTCCACTAGATTCTTCATCAGACGAAACATTTGCTAAATCCGTTTGGACTGCTTTTGGTACTACTTGTGTACTTCCTCGTGGAGCAGGTCAACAAATTCGTGGCCTTAATTGGCGCTCACATAGACCTGGATTGATATTAGTAGATGATCTCGAAAATAAAAAAGAAATAATGTCAGAAGAAAATAGAAAGAAAATTAAATCTTGGTTTTTTTCTGACCTAGTAAAATCAGTTGATCGGTATTCTAATAAATGGAAAATAGTCTACATCGACACACTAAAGCATGAAGATTCATTACTTCAAGAATTACTAGATTCACCAGATTGGGCATCTGTAACTTTATCAATTTGTACTGAGGATCTTGAAACTAATGCTCCTGAGTATATGACTACTGAGGAAGTTAAAAAAGAATACAAAGAACATGAGCGAAAAGGTTTACTTGATGAGTTTTATTCTGAATTTATGAATACGCCAGTTTCATTAGCAGATCAATCAGTAACTAAAGAACACTTTCGATACTACAAAGAATCAGAAAAAGAATTCCAAGAGGAAATTAGGAATAGAATAGAAAATATACTCATTGTTGACCCTGCTAAAACTGCTAAATTACAATCAGCTGATAGTGCTCTTATCTGCATTGGTCTTGATTTACTTGCTGGCAGGTACTTTGTACGAGAAGTGATTTCTGAAAAATTCTATCCAGATGAACTTTATGATGAAATATTTCGACTAACAACACTTTTTCAGATTAGTGTAGTAGGAATAGAAGTAACATCTCTACATGAGTTCATTGTCCAACCAATAAAGAATGAAATGTACACTCGTTCTACTTTTTTTGAGCTTATAGAATTAAAGGCAGTAGGCGATAAAGTAGAAAGATTTAAACATACTATCCCATACTATCGTCGTGGTTATATCTATCATGAAGAATCTCTTAAAGAAGGTAAATTAGAATCTCAAATTCTTAGTTTTCCTAAACCAAAACTATGGGATTGTATTGATTGTATGAGTTACTTGCCAAAAATGCTAGAACTTGGTCAGAGATATTTCTCTTACTCTGGTTCTGACTTAGATGATGAAGATGAAATAGCAGAACAAGAATATCAAATTCTTGAAGAATCTTATGAGCCAGCTTTAACAGATTGGAGATGTGCATAATGACTATTAAAATAGATATTAACCAACCTACCGATGATGTTCTTGTGTCAGATTTGCCTGTTTATATTAGGGCTAATAAAGTTATTCTTCAAGAATTGTTATCTACTAATACTACTTCAACTAACACTCAAACTATAACTTTAGATAATCCTGATATATTAGTAGATGGTACTGTTTCTATAGTATTTCTACGATCACCTTATGATGTTTCTATCAATACGGTAAATTTTGATAATTCAAGTTTAGTAATTTTATTTGCTTTGAATGATGGAATTACTATCTTAGATAATATTGGAAACATTAAACTTCAAGGTGATACTAACAATCCTGAATTTCCTATGGAACAAGGTGATGTGTTAGTACTTCTTTGTCAAGATGGTGAAAATGCTACTGAAATTTATAGAGAGTTAAATCAAGATGCTCCATTAGGGGACGATGGTAGGATAAGGACTATTCAAAAGCTATTAGTATCTGGCCATAATGTAGCAGATCATATAGAAGATGTTACTATTCATTTTACTATAGATGATAGTGATACTACCTCTCTTGATATTGTTTGGTCTGCTAGTAAATTAGAAAATAAATTTAATAATATTTATGGAAGTCAGATAGTTCCTGATTCTATTCCTCCAGTAGCACTAGATTCCATTGATATTCCTAATGCAGATAAAGATGGATTTGTTGTAGTGTATAATCATTCTGCTAATCAATTCGAATGGGAAGATGTATCGGGTGTAGTTGGTACTGACACTTATCGAGTAAAGTGGAATGAAAGTGATACTAATCAATTTTTAGACGAGAAACTTCCTATTATTGACTTTCCTAGTGCAGAGCATGATGGACATTACTACACTGTAGATGCTGATGGAGTAGGTTATTGGTCTCCTGGATTACCTAAATTAGAAAATATCGGCCCTAGTGAGTTAATCAGAACTAACGATGATAGTTCTGGATTTATTCCTGGAGCAGTATTGGATGATATTTCTTCTCATACTAATCAACTTCTTCAAGTAGCTGACAGTCCTGCTGGTAAAGATCAAGGTAGAATTATTCCTGGTGCTATTTTTCCTACTTTGAGTGAAATTAGTAATAAAGTAAGAGGAGATTCATTAGTAATAAACGAGGATAAGACAGGGTTTACTATTAGATCAATAGCTTACGACACTGATCCTGTCTATATTTGGATTGATCCTACTAATGGTAATGATAGTGATAGTGGAACTGAATCTAATCGGCCAGTTAAAACTTTTGCTAAAGCTAGAGATATTGGTGTAGCTCTTGCTGGTTATGCTGGTAGAGAACTTTATTTTTATATCGTAGATGGAATTCATACTAATAGTGATTCTTTTAGTGATGTATCTTTTGGGCCATCGAAAGTTACTATTAAAGGTGTTAGTCTTAATAGTACAAGATTGACAGTTTCAAATGGATTTAGATTCCTACCATTTACTGATGTTCGTATGGAAGATTTTACAGTAACTGGTAATGGTGGTGATAATACTAATGGTTTATTTCTTAATAGTACGAGAGCTTATGTGAATGGAGTAGGATTTAATAATTTTTATACTGGTATACGAGTTGCTTATGGTTCACAGATGCGTACAGGCTCTAAAAATGTGTTTCTTGATAATAATACTTATGGAATACGTTGTTATAATAATAGCAACGCAAATTTATTTGGAACACTTTTTACTAGTATAACTGCTAAAGATCCAGGAGAAGGGCGAGGTATTGTTTGTGATTATAATTCTTCTGTTTTTGCTCACTATGTCTATATCTCTCGATTCTTTTATGGTGTTACAGTAGGTCGTCATTCATGGGTTGATGTTTCTTATGGTAAGATTTCTAATTGTTCTAATATTAGCTCTGTCCCTCTTTCTTTATCATCAGAAACTTCACCTACTAAACGAGCATTTAATAGTTATATCATGGCCCATGATACTGAGATTGAATAAGTTAATAAGTTACTATGTCCCAATTTGGAACATAGCAAATTAAAATATTATGACTCTTGCAGAATTAGCTTCAATACTATCTGCTAGTGCAGCTGTACTAGGTGTAATATCAGTAGCCATAAAATCTCAAAAAGATTATGGTAAAACTCAAAGAGAATTTGGGCGTAGGCAAGGAGCAGAGGAAGAGCGAGAGAAGTATGTTAATAAAGAATTTTTAGAAATTAGAAAAGATCTGAATAAAGGATTAGCTTCTATTAGAGATTATCATGATGCAATACATTTAGATCATGATAATAATATAAAATGGCTGGATAAAAATAGTCAAGTAAGCCAGTGTGAAAAAGCTCAAGCACATATTATTGAATTACTCAGGCAAGAGATAGCTCCTATTAGAGAATTACTTTCTAATTATAAAGAAATTCCTGAAAGAGTAGCTAAATTGGAGGCAAAAGTAAATGGGAAATAAAGTTAGTATTCTTATTGTACTTTGCATGTTCTTGTCTGGTTGTGCTCAGCCACCGCCGCCACAAGACCCTGCTATATTAGCTACTCAGCAAAAAATTATCGCTGAGTGTCGCATTTATTATCAACAGCTTGAAGTAGCTGAGCTTAACCAGCTATCTACCTTATCAGATAAAGATCGTGCTATGGTATTAATGGTACGTACTATGGCTAATGCTATGACTGGTAATATTGATCCGTGTGCTATAGGTCAAGATGGTTATTGGCAAGCGTATGAAGCATACTATGCCGCTCATGCTAGAGAATTTGAGGCGGCTACTGGATTAGGTGGTACAATAGCTATTGGTGGTTTTACTTATGCCGGACTTAAATCAATTTTGAGCGGAGTAGGTGATACCAGTATAACTAATAATGGAGATGGTAACTCAGTAAGTGAGATTCGTTCTGACTATTCAGCGCGGCAATACTACCCTGGCGGAGATAACTCGGTTGTCCGTGGTAGCGGTGAAAGCGGTGGCTATAACCCTTCATTGGGGTGTAGTTATGAAACGTGGTTCAGCAATGGAGGCTTTTGTCCGTAATGAGAAAGCGTGATATAGATGATCTGCATCGTAGCGAGGTTCCTTGCGATCCGACTCGATTAAATGGGAAACCGAAATGGGCGTTTATGTTACCATCCATTTCTTTTGGAGCAGTTAAAAAATTCTTTTCAAGGAGGAAACGAAGATGAACATTTTCAAAAAGCAGATGTTTTATTTCATGATCTCGCAGCTTATGAAGCTTGCTAAAGAGACTATCGGTGACCAGGAGCGGGTGAAAGAATTTGTAGGCGTTATACTCAACGCTGCCGATGGTTTATTCCCCGAGGGATCAATGGGAGACAAAGTGGTAGAAGACATTACTACTGAAATCTACGAAACCTATGGCATCACTGACCCCGACCCGAATAACTAATGAAACTCTTTTCGTCCATGTTTTCCGGTCACTGTACTTGGTGGCCGGATGTATACTTCGGGGTTGATTTGTCACTAGCCTGCTACGATCATGACGCGGCGTATCTTACTCGAAGCGTTAAGCTCAAAATCGTATCGGATTTTAGGTTCGCAAAGGAATGGTGGAATGCGCCAAAGTCGCACCATAGATGGTGGCAGAAACTAGGGGTGAAAACTACTACGCCATTTGCTTTTATCGCGGTGGCTACGCTTGGCTGGGGAGTATGGATATATGGGCGATTTAACGACTAATTTTTCCCGCTGGGAATTTGCATGTAAGTGTGGTTGTGGTTTTGATACTATTGATTATGCTCAATTAGTAGAACTACAAACTATTCGTACACTTTCTAACGGGAAAATTATCATTACTTCTGGCTGTCGGTGTGTTAATTATAATGAGTGGATAGATGGTGCGCCTAAATCTCAGCATTTAATTGGCAGAGCTACTGATATAATCAGTGAAGTATTATCACCTAAGCAATTATTTGATCTTCTTAACACTCTCAAAGATGGCAAAGGTGGATTAATACTTTATGATGATTTTGTTCATACGGATAGTAGAACTATTCCTTATAGAGATATTAGAACTAGGGATAAGCTATGAGTGAAGAAAAAGATAAGGAAATTCAGGATTATTATGAGTGTCCTAGGTGTAATAAATTACTAACTAAAGAAGAGCATTTTTGTTCTATTTGTGGTTGTTGCTTGGGATGTGAAGTCGAATATGATCGTAGATTTGTTGCGAAAATAAGTAATGATAATAAATAAGTAGAGGTAATATTATGTCTGGTACTAATTCTACTGGATTACAGGTAGTAAAATATGGAACTACTGATGAATTTGGTATAGAGTCTGAGTTTCCTCTTGACCCTATATTTAATCAAATTACTGTAGATTATTCAGGCGGTTCTTTGTATAGTAATATAGTTCATGCTGAATTACGTGCTAGTTTGCCTAAAATTTATACTAATATTCAACTTCAAGTTATTTCACAAGAAGCTGGACGTGTGTATGAAGCATCATTAGATGGAGTTGATTATGATCTTTTATCTACTGGCATATCATTTCCTGATATGGATGCTACTGGTGGTGAGTTAAGACAAGATGTATATTTTAGAATATCTGTAGATAATGATGGAACTGTTACTCCAGGTATTTATGATACGCCTAAAATTAGGCTTACGTTCAATGCTACTGATTTATAGGAGATACTGAAATGGCACTGAAATTAGTTAAAGTTGGAACTACTGATGAATTTTCTTTTGGCGATGAGAGTGACCCTATTATTAACTCTGTTACATTAGATGGTTCTGGTGGTACTAAGGTTAGTAATGAGTTACAAATAGATTTATACGCTGATAGTGGATTCTATATTGATCCAATATCACTTGAAGTAGTTTCGCCTGATGCTGGAATAGTTTATCAATGTAGTTTAGACGGAGTTAATTTTTATGATATTAATCCTTTTATTCTCCCTATTGTAGATGCAGTTAGTACTCCGCAAAGAATACCTTTATATCTGCGTGTTGTAGTAGATAATGATGGCACTGTTTCTGCTGGAAGTTATACTAATCCAGATCTTAAACTTATAGCTACACAAATAGAATAACTACTAGGAGGTTTATTATGAATAAGATTGAATTGTTAAATGATTTACAAAATCAAGTGATAAAAGTTCTTGATAGTAAATCAGTAGGTCAGTGCTTTACTTATGGGAAAATGGTAACGGTGAATTAATAGAGGTAAAAGTTGCATAAATGAACGGCTGGTCTCATAGAGCGGCGCTGACTATTTCAGCGGCCTATATAGACGAAGATTTAACCAACTGGACATTGGTTTTCGACCAAAGTTTTAATGCGGTTCTTACTCAGATAAATGGCCCGCTTGATTTAGACGGTACTCGTCCAGCCAAATCTGATGGTGGCGATATTCGATTTGCTACCGATGCCGCTGGACTTACTGAGATAGCGGTCGATCTTAGAGAGTGGACGCCCAATAATGACGCGGCTTTAGCAACGTGTGAGATTGCCGTAAAAATCCCCTTTGTTGATGCATCCGCCAACACCACCATTTATCTGTTTTGGGGAAATTCGACGGCTGAAAAACCGTTGCCTGATTCGCTTTATGGGCAGTACAACGCTTACGATTCCGACTATGAATTAGTCTACCCGCTGAGTGAAAACAGCGGATCACGCCTTGACCGGACAAGCAATCAGGAAACGCTGACGCCAAACAGTACGCCAACGGCTGTAGATGGCGTTGTCGGCAATGCAAACTCATTTGATGGTCTCAACGACTACTTGTATTCCGGCACGTCGAATCCGATAGAGGGCGGCAATACTTTTACTGTTGAGTGCTGGTCGAAAGCGCCGCGCAGTCAACCGAACGGGTACACTGACGCTTCTATAGTGACATTGGCAACAGCAGGCGTAACGTCTGACGCTTTAGGATTTTGGTGCGATGCAGCGTCACCCGCAAGCGGGCGTAGTAATTTGATAGCGTGGCTTGTTGCCGGTGAGCGCATTGAATCTGACACCGGTCAATGGACAGACGATACGTGGGAACACTTCGCCGGAACCAGTAGTTCGACGACACTAAAGCTGTTGATTAACGGTGTAGAAGTAACAGACAGCCCGAAATCAGTAGCCATTGGCAATATTCGTTCTAACACCCGTTTTTTGGTCGCCGCTTGGGATTTTGACCTTGATCGGTATGAGCGAAACGGTGAAATAGATGAACTTCGCATTTCCAGCACGGTTCGTTCGAACGCATGGATTGCGGCGAACTATCACAACCAACGTAATGCATCTGGCTTTTTGAACTTTGGCCCAATAGAGGATATTGGTGGTATAGCATATTCTTTTGATTATACTACAGAACTAATTGTTGAACGAGCTGTAACTATTCTGTATGATTTAAAATTAGACGTAGATGATGGTTCTGGTATACCTATTTCTGTTTCTTATGATTTAAAATTAGACGTATCTACAGTATTTTTTACTTCTTATGATGTTAGCTTAAATGTAGCTATAATATCTTTTACTTCTTATGATATTTTATTAAATGTATTTAATTCAATAGAGACTGATTATGATTTAAAATTAGACGTATCTACAGTATTTTTTACTTCTTATGATTTAAAACTAGACGTATCTGATAATTCTGGTGTACCTATTTCTGTTTCTTATGATTTAAGTTTAAACATACTTTTTAATGTAGAAACTAATTATGATTTAAGATTAAATGTCTTATCTAATCTTGGTTATTCTTTTGACTATAATACAGTATTAGACGTAGTACGAAATATTGATACTTCATATGATATTAAGTTAATTATAGACTATGGAATATCTACTTCTTATGATTTAAGATTAAATGTTCTCTCTATTTATGGACATTCTTTTGACTATAATACAGTATTAGACGTAATACGAAATATTAATACTTCATATGATGTTTCTCTTACTGTAATTGATATTCTTAATGAATTAATTACTATTTGTGATATTGAATATTCTACTTCTAGTTTTAATGTAATCGATGTTAGATTATTAGATAGTGAAAGTTTTATTGAGTTTTTTAATTCTATAATATATATTTCTTATACGCCGATATTAGTTAATACTTGTGAATTATTATTTTCAATTTCAGATATAGGCGTATATTTTGGTGTAAATAATTCTGAAAATTTATTTAGTACCTGTGATATATCATTTGATTTGCCTATAATTAATAGTATTCTTAATATATCACTATCACTTAATTCTATTATAGAATTTAATCTATCTGAAGTAGCTTTAGTAAGGCAGTTACTTATTTTAACTGATGATGTTATTACTTTTAACACTACTAATATCCTACCATCAATATTACATGAGTTAGGTACAAACAGTGTTATAGTAATTAACACTAATTCTATCACAATTTATATTGAAAGATTTAATATTAGTAATATTAAATCATATGAAAATGTAACTGTAATAAGAAGCTATGAACCATTAATCTGTAGAGAAGGAGAATAGTGATGGGAAGTTTAACTACTTATGCTGAAAATGCTTTGTTACAGCACGTGTTTAAAATTATAACTTATGTTCCAGCATCTACTTTGTTTGTAGGATTAGGAAGTTCTGTCAGTGTGGAACCTAATCCTACTTTGCTTGAATTTACTGGTGGTGAATATACTAGGCAATCAATATCTTTTTTGGCCGCTAGCGATAGGCAAATAACACAAGAATCAGATATTCTTTATCCAGCGGTTACTTCTAATCTTGGCACTATTAGAAATTATGGAATTTTCGATGCCGCTATAGGTGGTAATATGCTAGCCTATGGTAGCTTAGAAGAAGAAAAAGTTTATGAAGCTGGTAAGGAAGCTTTCATAGGCAATGGAAGTATTGTGATTTCTGTTAATACTGGCGGAACTAGTACTTCTTATGCTAATAAACTACTTAACTTTATGTTTCGTAATATTAATCTTACTCCGGCGACTAATATGTATGTTGGAATAACTACAGTAAATATATCTGATAATGATTTTGGTGATGATATTTCTGAGTTGGGTATGACTAACTATGTTAGACAATTATGCAATTCTTGGTCTGCTCCGTCTGGAACTCCTAGAAGTAGCTCTAATGGAATTGTTATAAATTTTGGTCAACTGTTAGGCAATGCTTCTATTATGAGAGCTGGATTTATTATAGACTCTGCATCTGGTAATGGTGAGATTATAGCATATGCTAATTCTGCCGTAGTTACTACTATCGGTTCTGGAGATATAGTAAAATATCCTGTGGGTAATTTTATAGTAAGGATGAACTAATGAAAGGTATAGTATTTAGTTCTCGTGAGAATGTTATAGATGTTAAGTTAGTAGAGAATGGAGTACCTATCGGTTCGAGTGATTATGATGCTATACTTAGAATGACTCTAGATTTTGGTCATGTTTTAATTGACTCAGAAGTAACTGGTCATGGATTTGATAAAGTTTTTGATTGGTCTAGTGGTGAGTTTTTACGCTTGTCTTTAGGTAAGATTAGTGACCAACTAAAGAAAGGAACTCATAGAGTTGAACATGTTATTTATACTCGACTTTCTAGTAATGGTATTGTTTGGGGTTATCCTATAATAATTGTTATGTAAGATACTATGTCCCAACTTGGGACATAGCAAGAATTTAATTTAGGAATTTATCATGCCTAGAATTATAACAGGAGTAGGACAGAGGAATGTTCTTAGTGCGGCTAGTACTAGAGAATATAAATACGAGTATCCTAACAAGTTAGATCTCAAGCCTAATTCTAAAATTCATAATAAACTAGTTGATTGTATTATTAACTTAATTAATTCTAGTATTGATAATCTTGATGTTAATAGGAAAAGATATAAAAATCAGGATAATGTACTAACTTCTTATATTTATCAGGATGATGAAGAAAAAAGAATTAAGAGTAAAGATTCAAGAAAGCCAACTAGTATAGTATTTCCTTATTCTTATGCTATACTAGATTCTTTATTAACTTACATGTCCATGGCTTTTTTACGTGACCCTATTTGTAGGTATGAGCATGTTTCGGGAAAAGATTATTTAGGTGCAGTGTTACTTGAAGCAGTTATATCTCAACAAACTAGACGATCAAGAACTGCACTTGCATTGCATACTATAATGAAAAATGCTTTTTCTTATGGTGTTGGATATGGTGTAGTAGGGTGGGAAACTATTACTGGCAAGAGATCAACTGTTACTGAGCCTAGAGCTAGGTTAGCTAACTTAGCAGCTGATACTCCAGATAGACAAAGAAGTAGTGTTACTATTTATGAGGGAAATAAATTATATCCTCTTAATCCTTATTTAACTTTTTCAGACCCTAATGTATCTGCTACTGATGTACAGTCAGGAGAATTTTTTGGGTGGTTGGAAAATACTAATTTCTTAGCACTTAAAAATGAAGAGTTGAATAATGATAGTATGTTTAATGTAGAGTATGCTAAGCATCTTACTAACACTGTTTCTCAATTCATGGTAGATGAAGCAGTGCAAGCTAATGATGGTAGGAATGATGTTATTAATACTACTAGCAGTCTAACTAGACCTATTGATGTTCTTAAAGTTATTGTTAAATTTATTCCTAGCGAATGGGAAGTATTTAATTCTGATGAAGTAGAAACTTGGTTATTTAGGATTGCTGGAGATAGTTTATTAATTGGGGCAGAAAAGCTAGATCTAGACCATGGTAAAATTCCTGTAGTTGCTACTGCTCCTGAGTATGATGGCAGAAGTGCTTCTCCTGTGTCTAAGTTAGAAACTCTTTATGGCTTACAGTCAGTCGGAGATTGGTTGTATAATTCACATATTACTAATGTTCGTAAAAGTTTAAACAACATGCTTATTGTTGACCCTAGTATGGTTAACATGAATGATCTTCGTGACCCTGCTCCAGGTAAGATGATTAGAACTAGAAAGCCAGCTTGGGGTAGAGGAGTAGATGGAGCAATTAAGCAATTAAAAATTGATGATATTACTCGACAAAATATTGGTGATGCAGGATTTATTCAAAGTGCTATGGAACTAGCTGCTGGTACTGATGGTTCTATGATGGGTAGTTTAAGAAATAGTGGGCCAGAAAGATTGACAAAAGGAGAATTTCAAGGTACTAGAACATCTGCTATTAGTCGTTTGGAAAGAATTGCTTTGATTATTAGCTTACAACTAATGCATGATTTGAGTGATATGTTTGCTACTAACACGCAACAGTTTATGTCTAATAATACTTATATCAAGATAACGGAGGGACTTGAGCAAGATTTAATTAAGCAAGGATTTGAAGTAGAGAATAAAAGATTAAAAGTTAAATTTCAAGATTTATTAATTCCTTATGATGTTAAGTTAAAGGATGGTAGTATTCCTGGCGGTAATTTTTCAGATGGTTGGATGGATTTGTATAAGTTAGTTGTCGAAAATGAAGCACTGTCTAGTCGGTTAGATATATTTAAATTGTTTAAGTTTATAGCTTATAACTTCGGCGCTAAGAACGTAGATGAATTTGAACTAAAGCCACAAGTAATGCCAGACCAGCAAGTAGAAAATATGGCTCAGAGAGGAGACATAGTTCCTTTTAATCCAACAATTCCAGGAGCAGAAAATGCGATCTAGCATAGAAGATTTAGAGATTTTTGAAACTGGCAAAATTTGGAAAGATATGCAAGATGAATTTGATGAATGGGAGTTACAACAACTAGGTGAAATAAGACAAGCTAAGGGCGATTTAGACCTTGGTAATGTACAAGGAGTATTAGCAACTATATCTAATCTTAGAGATTTGATGTATATGCTAAAAGATAAATGTCAATCAGAAAAGGAGAATGAAAATGGGAACGAGTAATGAGCAAGTAAGTGACTTTGATTTTGGTGAAATTCTTGTATCAGCTGCTAGTGGCGGTGAAGAAGAAGTAGTTGAAAAAGAAGAGCAAGAAGTAGGTGGTGAAGTTAATGATGAAGTAAAGAAAGAAGAGCCATCAGAAGTAGAGCTTCTTAAAGATCAACTTAAAGAGAAAGATAGTGTTATTGCTAATCTTTCTAAGAGAGAAATAGGTAAAGAAGAAGAAAAAAAAGAATCTCAGGAGCCCGAAGTTCAAGTAACTTGGACGGATGCTAATTACATTGATGAAGATTTTGATTTTAACACTCTTACTCCTGAGAAGTTTAATTCTATCCTTAATCAAGTAGCTAAATCAGCTGCTGAAAATGGAGCAAGAACTGCTGTTGCTAAGTCTCTCTTAGCACTTCCAGAAGCTGTAAAGCATACAGTGAAAGTGCATTCTGATATTACTACGGCAGTTAATAAGTTCTATAAAGATAACTCTGATTTGAAGGAGTTTAGTAAGGTAGTTGCAACTGTAGCTCAAGAAATTGCTAGCGAAAATCCTGAGTTAACACTAGATGAATTGTTTGCCAAAGCTGGTGATGTTACTAGAGGTAGGCTTAATATAGCTAAAAAAACAAAAGCAGCACAAAACAAAGCACCTGCCGTAAATGTTGGTGGTCAACAGATTAGAAAAGGTGCTCAGGTATCTGGCTTAGAGAAAGAGATCGGCGAACTTCTTGATAGCTAGTAATTATATTTCAACCTTTAATTATTTAATAGGAGAATTAAAATGAGTTATTTTGTAGGTATGCGTGGTACTGGAGATTGGGTAACTGATGAACGTCCTAAATCATGGCGTGAGGGAATTCTTCGACTCTATCCTCAAGGTAAGGCATTGATTACTGCTATCATGTCTAAAATGTCATCAGAAGTAGTAACTGATCCTGAGTTTTATTGGTGGACTCAGACAGTAGAAGCAGTATCGGGAGCTATTACTAATATTTACACTAATGCAGCTATGACTACTGCTTATACTACTGGCGGTTCTCAAGGTGATTTGCTTTATTGTAAAGTAGCTCTTGCCGAAGCTAACAAAGTACGTCCTGGTCATCAAATAGTTTTACGATATACTGATGATTCTCGTGTTGATGTGACTGGTAAGGTTACTAACGTAGTTCGTAATGGTGCTAACAGTCGGCTTGATGTTAAGCTACTTGAGGATGATGATAATTCACCTGACTACGATCTTTCTGACGCTAATCACTTTATTGTGATTGGTAGTATCAATCCTGAGGGTGGTCAGATTCCTGAGGCAATTACTAGGAATCCTGCTAAGATTTATAATCTTACTCAGATTTTTAGAACTCCTCTTGAGATCACTCGTACTGCTCGTAGAACTAAGCTTCGTACTAAAGAGGCTTATAATGAAGCTAAGAAAGAGGCATTGGAAATGCACTCTATCGAAATGGAAATGAATACTTTGTTCGGTCAGCGATTGGATACTATTGGTGACAATGGTAAACCTGAGCGAACTACTATGGGTATTATTCCTTTTGTTCGTGCTAATGCACCTGCTAATGTGGATGACTTTAAGTTTTCTACTAACATAAATGCTGGCGATACTTGGCTTGAGGGTGGTAAGATTTGGTTGGATACTATGTTTGAGCAACTTGCTCGATATGCTAATATGAGCGATATGGTGTGGTGCTGTGGTTCTACTGCATTGCTTGCTATCAATCGTCTTGCAGCAGCTAATTCAGAAATCCAGCTTGTTCCTACTTCTCCTGCTTACGGGCTTCAAGTAGTTAAGTGGATTACTCCTTTTGGTGATGCTAATCTTATGACTCATCCTCTGCTTAGCCAAGGAGTTACTACTCGTAAAATGATGGTTGGTATTACTCCTAAATCTATGAAATTTAAATACATAGATGATACGTTCTTTAAGAACGATCCTGAGAAAGAAGCTGGCGAAGGTAGTTATGATGCTACTAAAGAGGAGTTTCTTACTGAGGGTGGTTATGAGTATCAGCATCCTGAGCATTTTATGATTCTTGATGGTCTTGGTGATACTAATCTTGTAACTTAATAGTTACTTTAATATGAGGAGGGGCTAATAACTCCTCCTCATTTGGAGCTATGAACTTTAAGCAAATTAGAGAGAGATTTTTAGAATCATCCGGTAGAACTGATTTAGTTGATACTGATACTCTAGCCGATTTTGGTGCAGGGTATTATATTAATGCTGGTCAGCGATGGTTGGATGTTAAGTTTATAGATGCTAATATGGAGGGTAGATTTTTTGCCCAACTGCCAGAAAAAACTTATACATTTAATATACCATTTTGTAGGGCTATTAATAGCGTATGGTATAGTGATGCTTCTAATAATACCTATGGGCCACTTAGTAAAAAGACACTAGCAGAACTTAAACAAGAATTTCCTCTGCCTTGGCGATCACAAGAGCCAGGAACACCATTGTATTATGCGCCTACTAATAATATGTTAGTTCCTAATGCACAAAATTTTAGACTAAAAGACCCTAGAGGTTATCCAGAAGCTACTACTAAAATGAATGTTAAGTATGCTAATGTTCTTACTGGTGGAAATTTGGGAATTAATAGTATTACTATCTTACCAATTTGTTCTAATATAATTGACGTAGAAGTATGGGGATTGTTTCATTCTAATGTTCTTACTGAAGATGAAGATACTAGCTGGTGGTCAGTTAATTATCCTGAAGCTCTTATTAGAGCAGGACTAAGAGAAGTAGAAATAGATCATCGTAATACACAAGGAGTAGAAGATTGGACTAGAGCTATTGCTAGTTTAATAACTGACCTAGTAGACGATCAAGCATATGAACTATCTGTTGGAATTAATCAAATGCGAGGATAGTAATGCGTGAATTTGAGTATATATTTGATGTAGGATTGCTCAAGGGAATAGGTGAGCGTAGGCAGTATGTAGTAGAACAAACACTAGAAGAATGTCATAATTTTAAACCTATCGGTCAAGGGTTGGTAGCAAAAGAGTCTATAGAATTTCCTGCTAGCTTGGATGTTTTTAGGTCAGTTAGTGATGTTGAAAGAGATTTGGGATTTCCTAGGATAGTAGATATTTCTAATAAATGTTATTTGCTTGATTATTATAGTCCCCAATTTAATCCTTTTATGGGAGCAGTTTATATTGTTAATAAATCTACTAATATTTTAGGCCAACGATTTGAAGTAACAAATTATCCTGACCTAGCTGATTTTGGAAAATTTACAGTAATTACTTCTAAGGGAGAGAGTTATTTAAGTGGAGTATATTCTGATGACTTTAGTAATACTAATCAGTTAAATATAGATCATTCTTTAGGTTATTGTTGTTGTAATTTTAGAGGACAATTAGTATCTTCTTCTAGTAGATATGCTATTTGGAGTAACATAGGTGATGTTAGTTTTAATAAAGTAAAAAACACTTCTGGAGATATTTATATTCCTAGTAGTAATGATGTTGGAATAGTGGGAATAAAAGAAGTAGATTCTGGAATAGTGATAGCTACATTTGATGGTATTTGGGCTTTGATTCCAGTAGTATCTCCTGCACCTACTTATGGTCTTAGAAGAATATATCCATCTGGAGTACAGACTGTCAGAGCTATTGAGTCTAATAATAAAGAAGCATTACTTATTACTTCTGATGGTAAGTTACTATATATTTCAGGTGATTTTCAAGTAAAAGAATTTGATTTCTCTCATTTGTTTGGGAGTGAGGCGCATAGTATAGTTTATAGTAAAGTTGATAATCTTTGGTATATTTCGAGTAGTAAAGCTGGATATTGTTTTAATCCTCAGTTTGGATTGAGTAGTATTAATAAAACAGTTACTGGAATATACTCTGATGCTCTTATTGGTTGTGGTAAAGTATTAAATGAGTGTAAGGGAATAATTCAGACTGCTCCGTTTGATCTAGGCTATTCTGGAATAAAGACTATTACTGGAATCGAAATTGGAAAAAATCTTGGTATAGCGTATGTTAGTGTTTTATTCAGGGCTAATCAAAAAGAAAAGTGGAAAGAGTCTAAAAGTATTAGGTTGAATAATTTTAACGCTGTTGGATTTCCAGTTGCCGGCAGTGAGTTTAAAATAAGACTAGAAGTGCTTAATCCTAGTGAAGCGAATATTGATTATATAAAAGTAAGATGGAAAATGAGTGATCTTAGAAACTTAAGAGGAGTTTATTCTCCGCCGCCTAGAGGTCAGTATGCTAGTTAAACTATTACCTGAACAAGTAGCTAATTTTTGGGAAGTGCTAGGTTCTCAGATAGCTCCAGTGTTAGCTCCAGTAGTAGATGTTACTCCTGATGTGATGAATAATATCTTAAGTTCAATAATGGTAGGTAAGATGGATTGTTGGGCGATAGTTACTAAGACAGAAAATTTAGTTAAGTTAAATGGTACAATACTTACTGCTATAGTTGTTGATGATTTTACTGAAGTTAGAAATTTACTAATATACTCCATGTATGGTAATGGCAATATTTCTATGCAAGACTGGCAAAAAGGAAAAGAAACTTTAGTTAAGTATGCTAAAAGTAAGAATTGTAAAAAGATAGTTGCTTATACGAGTAATGATAATATTAAAAATCTTGCCGATAGGCTTGGAGCAGTTACTAGCGAAGTATTTATTTCACTTGATGTGAATAATGCTATGTCCCAATTTGGGACTAAGCAAATTAATTAATCGCTAAAGGAGAATTACTATGAGTGGTGGTGGTTCTAGTGGAAGTGTAGACTATCCAGACTATATGAAAGATTTTCATGAGTTGTGGTTGAATCAAATAGGGGCGGAGATAAGATCAGGTAGAAATCCATTTGATAATTCGTCTGCTTTTAATCCTAATAACTATATCAATAACGCTTTTAATGAACTTTCTTCTACTAAAAATCTCGCTAGTGGAATAACTTACTCACGTTCTTATACTAACATACGATCTTATGTAGATAGTTATAGTAGTTATTTTGAATCTGAGCCTAGTGCTGTTGATGAGCAAAGAATGATAGATTCTTATGCTGAGATAGTAATGGATAGATTTAACAATGATCGTATTCCACAATTTGAAGCTGGTATGAGAGATATAAATGCAGTACAATCTTCTGCGTTTGTAATAGGTAGAGGATTTTTACTAGAAGAAGCTGAAAGACAGATTAGTGAATTTACTGCTAAGGTTAAGTTAGATTACAGGAATGCTTTTTATAATCGCTTAGTTGGATTTCTTGGAGTATATGTTAATGCTGCTCAAGTTGAAGCATCTATGTCTCAGTTTGTATTAGAGTACAGAAAAGCTATGGCACATATGTATAGTGATCTCTCTCGTGTTTCTATAGTATCAGAAAAAGAATATCAAGATGCTAGAAACTTAATAATGCAAGATGATGATAAATGGTATTATGAGCGATATAATTACGCTGGTAACTTATTGGCTTCTATTGGTTCTGCTAGCGTTCAGACTGGTATTACTAGGAATCCCATACAATCTGCTTTAGGTGGTGCTATTAGTGGAGTAGCTATGGGATTTATGACTGGTAATCCTATTAATGCTGCAATTGGTGGCGCTCTTGGTGCCGCTGGTGGATTGCTTTCTTAGAGGAGAATTGTTATGAGTATTAATAACTATATGAAAAATCCTAAAAATCAAATGTTTATGGCAGAGTTGTTAGCTGGCATAGGTAGTGGAGTTGGCGGTAAGGGTTCTGTTGGTGATGTATTAGGTTCAATAGTTCAGCAAAATGCTACTCAATTAAAAAGGCAGCAATTCTTAGATGAGCAAGAAAAAGAAAGACAAAAAATAGAAGCTGAGAGAGCTAGAGCTGTTTATACTGCATTAACTGGTCAAGGTAGTGATCAGAGTAATACTAGAGCTAAAGATTTTTATCTAGGATTTACTCCGGTTGAAAATTCTAATGCTGGAACTGGTACTAGTGCTAGCGTTAGTACTCCGGCAAAAAGTAATCCTAGCACAAATACTCCTAATAATCCTCTAGCTTTTACACAAGATGAACTTGATATGCTAGGTCAAGTAGCTGCATCAGGCGGTAATGTTAATACTGTTTATAATACTATGGTGCAGAATAAAATGAGGCCGTATCAGTTAGAAAATACTTTGGTTAATACGGCTAGCACTAGAGCAGCTACACAAACACCAGAGGAGATAGAAGCTAGAAAACTTCAAGCTATGGAAAATGCTTACTATAGCGCTCTTGTGCAGAATGAAGATGGCATTACTATGTCTATGGAAGATTATCTTGGTAGCTTGCCTCTTGGCCCACAAGCTAGAGCAACTTTAATGAATACTATAATGGGCACTCAAACTCAGGAAGAAGTTGATGCTAGAGTTATTTCTGCTTTATCAGATCAGGAATATAATAGATTAGTGACATTAGAAGATGGCACTAAAATAAAGGCTGGAGAGTTAGCTGGCAGGAAAGCTATAACTCCTAGAGAAAGAGCAGATCAAATTAATGCTATACGAAGTGTTCCGACTGATGCAGAGTTAGAATCTAGAGAAACTGAGGCTATAGCTAAGACACAAAGTAATCAATTGACGCCAGTCAGACTTGCTGATGGAACTGAAATTCAACTTCCTATGAGTCAGTCAGGAGTGTTAGCTAGTAAGGCAATACCACAAGAAGCATTGACAGCTAAGTATTTTATGGAAAATACTGAATTAGGTCCGTATAGAAATGCTACTTCTCCAACCGATCAAGGTGTTATTGCTGAAGAAAGAACTAGAGGTGGCATTGCTGGCGAATTAAATAATCCTAAAATGCTTACTGATATAAATGCTGAGTTTGAAAAGACTACAGAAAGTAGTATTGCTAAAGCTATAGCGATAGATAATCCAAAACTAAGTGAAGCAATAAAGATAGATTTTGAAAATACTTCTGCTATAGAGAAAAACATAGCTCAGTATGGGAAAGAAAATGTTTTTATCTATATTGACCCTGAAACTTCAGAATCTAGTATTTATATTAAACAAGAGAATGGTGAGTTTACTAAAGTTTGGGATTTGAAAAACATTGAGTTTAGTAAAGAAGAACTTAATAAAGCACTAAATAGATAATTATGAATAAAATTACTGAAAAGGATTTAATTACTGCGTCTAAGTATTTATCTAACAATGCTCCTGTGCCAGAAAATTTTGTTCCTGCTCAGGAATTTTTATCAAAAGAAGAATTTAATATTCCAGAAAACTTTGTGCCAGCACAGAATTTTCTTTCTGGCGATTATACTTTACCTGAGAAGAAAAAAGTAAGTGATCGGCCTGCTACTAAACTTGATTTCGTAGAAGAGCCAGAGTTAGATACTTCTACTCACCAACCACAATTTCCTCAGTCTCAAGAATTTAAAGAAACAGTAGAGAAGCAAGATATAGGAAAGAGTGAAAGTATTCCTGGATTTGAGTATAATAAAGAAGAGTATCCTTATGGAATACCTATTCCTGGAGCTCGTAAAATAGGATTTGGAACTGAGAGAGTAGTTGAAGGATTAGATACTACTGCGGCATTAGTAACTGGTGGTCTGACTGGAGCTATTGGAACTGGTATAGGTGTAGCAGAATCTCTAGGTAGGATGGCATTTGCTGATCTTACTAAACATACTCCTCAAGAAGTTATAGCAGATGCTTGGTCTGAGGGATTTGAAACTCAGGCTTGGGTGATGAATAATTTTACTTACATGCCTAGATATGTTGATGGGGCTAAAGTAGTAGAAGCAGTATCTTGGCCATTTACTAAAGCTCATGAAAAAATAGATGAAAAAGCTGCTAAGAATAATTGGAGCGAAGAAAAAACAGAAGCAGTACATTTAGCTGCTGATACTGCTTTTTTTGCTATTCCTATGGCTACTCCTAGACTTAGAGTTCTTGGGTCTAGTGCAATTAAAAAGATTCGTGAGAATAAAGCTAATACTTTAACACCAGAAGAAATTGGAGCACTTAGAGAAATAGGTGAGGGCTGGAAAGATTTAATAGCTATTGAGAATGTTGAAAATTCTGCTAGGCATAGAATTAATAGAGTAGTTAAAGAATCGGAAGATACTACGAATCAAGTTAGTAAAGCTACTGATGGAGAAATAATTGATGCAGATTTTGCTATTCTTGATGAAGCAGACATATCACCTAAATCTTCTGTTACTCCAGTTACTTGGAAACAAGGTATTACTGGTGGAATTTATACTAGCTCTGATGGATTTAGTGCTAAGAAAGTTAATAGTAAAAAATGGCAATTACTTGATGCTGACGGAAATGTAATAGATACTGTTCCTACTCTTACAGCAGCTAAAGCATTGCATGAAAGAAATAGAGGAAGTAGTAAGAGAGTAAAAGTTGATACTGATGAAGCTGTAGTAGATCATGAGTTTTATATGAGTAAGGAACAGACTGCTAAAGAAGCAGTCGATCTTAATAGAATTGAAGAATTAGTTGAATCAGGAAAGTATAAGAATACTATAAATAATGTAGATTCTAATCAGGTTAGGAAGATAAGAATAGTTAATAACTTAAACAGAGCTTTACATGGCGATAAAAATATTAAGCTAACTGAAGTACTTAGTGACATAAGAAGAGAGATAATGGAAGTTAGCGAGAGGATGAATTCTGCTACTGCTACAGAAAAATTAGCTTATGAAAATTATGTTAGATTTTTAAAATCTGCTGTTGAATATTGGGGATTAGTTAAGACTAAATCTTATAAAGAGTTAGGAGTAGAAAGTGCTATCGCTAAAGATTCTTCTGTTACTACTTACTCAAATCTTGATCCTACACTTATTGGTAAGTTAGTAGCTGGTCTATTCAAAAAAGACCCTGATTATAGAAGAGTAAAAGATCCAGCTACTCAACAAGTATTAGCATATGCAGATAAATCTAGAAATCCTAGAGCTTCTAGGGCTGAAAGAATTAAGCAAGCTGAGATGGAAGTAATGTCTAAGTGGTGGGATGCCAGAGCAAAAGCACTAGATTTATTAGATCGCCACGGTTCTGAAAAAGCTCATGCAGTACATAAAAGATATTCACTTTCTCAAGGTGCTAATACTCTTGCTAATGAAATGATTTCTAATATGCGTAAGAGTGTTTATGGTAAAATGTCAAGGGCTGATAGGAAGTGGATTGATGTAGTAATGTTCTTACGCCGAGTTGTAGCAATAGATGAAGCTAGAGAAAGTGGAGGAGCTAAGCCTGTTAATCATCCTAATATTAGTAAACAAGCTATGCAAAGATTAGG